TATGTGGGAAGAAGAAAATACCAGCGGTGTATCTCCAGAAGGCGATGATATGCCTGGATTAGGCAACGTTGGTGTAAGAGGATTTGATATTCCAGATGGTGGAGATGTTGACATTGATGTTGACACCGCAGCACCTGGTGATGAGGGCGCTAGTCCCATTAGTGGAGCAGAAGCGACCGGGGGTGATGAAAATGCGTAGTACAGAAATATTAAACGAGTATTATGATGCGGAAGAAGACAATTATAATAATAGACAAATAGACGATACCCGCAAAGGTAGGCTTACACTAAAGCACATAAATCGTCTAAGAAAACAACGTGAAGTACATAATATTGAACATGCATCACGATTGGAAAAAATTAAAAAAGTTTACGCTAAACCCGCAGGTTAACATATTTTCCACACAGTTTTTACTTATCTTATGAACTTATTCATAAAATACCCATTTTTTAGGGTGTTTCTAAAGCAAAACGTCTTGGTGTGTTAAATATAGATGTAAACCATCTTGGTAAGCCTGTAATTTTTTAAGGAGAAAGATATGAGCGAACATAAGGAATCTTTAGTAAAGGTTCTCGAGTATCTCGTTAACGATGAGCAAGACAAAGCTGCTGATCTCCTACACAACGTATTTGTTGAGAAAGCCAAAAACCATTGGTCAAGTATCACCGAAGACGATGAGGTAGTAGAAGACGAGATTTCTGAAGAGGATCTAGACGAAACTATCGATCTTGATGAAGCTGACGATGATAGCAATGAGGACGAAGTTGAAGAAGCAATTAATGTTTCTGATGACGAAGAAGATTTCCTTAGCGATATCGAAACAGCCGAAGAAGAAATTAATCAAGAAGAAATCATGGACGACGAGGACATGGACGATGCAGATGCAGAAATGGATCTAGCTATGGACATGGAACCAGAAGCAGAAGAAGGCGACGACGACGAAGCCGGCGATGCAGAAGAAGCCATGGACAACGTAGAAGATGCAATTGCAGAACTACGTGCAGCATTTGCTGATATGATGGACGAAGAGCCAGCTGACGATATGGATGAACCAGAAATGGAAGAATCTGTAGAGCCAATGGAAGAAGGCGCCACACTTTCAGCAGTTAGTGTTTCACACAGTGACAACAGTGACACAGCAAGCCCAGTAGCCAAAGGCGCTGGAAATGCACATGCTAAACCACACCCAACTGATACAAAAGACGGCCCTAAAGCTAGTGCCCCTGCTGTAAAAGATATGGGCGTAACTGGTCCTCAAGAAGCTGGTAAACTAAGCCCTGCGCCAAGTGCAAAGAGTGAAGTTACTAAAAGCGACAGTCCAATTAGAGGAATGAAGTAATATGTATACCTCGCTAAAAGAACACTTAACATTTAGTCAAGCAAACATTGTTACCGAAAGCATCGAAGAAGCTAACGGTGGCAAGAGCTTGTATATGAAAGGTATCTTTATTGAAGGCGATGTACGCAATCAAAATAATCGTATCTACACCAAAGAAGAAATTCATAATGCTGTTAAAGCAATCAATGAAAAAATTAAAGGTGGATACAGTGTATTAGGCGAAGCCGATCATCCAGACGATCTTAATATTAATTTAGATCGTGTATCACACATTATCACAGAAATGGATACTGATGGTGCAAATGGTATTGGTAAGCTGAAATTATTACCTACTCCGATGGGAAATATTTGTAAAACCCTTATAGAGAGTGGATGTAATTTAGGCGTGTCTAGCCGAGGCAGTGGCAACGTTGACGATAAAGGCATAGTAAAAGATTTTGAAATCATTACAGTTGATATTGTTGCAAATCCAAGTGCTCCAAGTGCTTATCCCGATCCAATTTATGAAAGAATTATGAATCATAACCGGGGAAATGTACTAATGGATGTCGCTGAGGCAACTAGACATGATAAAGGCGCACAACGTTATCTCCAGGAAGAGGTAACAAACTTTATTAAAAACCTGAAGTATAGGAGAGATTAATATGGCTCATGCAATGGATGAACTATTAAACTCAAACACGCTCTCCGAAGAGGTCAGATCTTCGTTATCTGAAGCATGGGAAACCCAACTAACAGAAGCTCGTGAGACAATCACAGCTGAACTTAGAGAAGAATTTGCAACTCGTTATGAAAATGACAAGTCGCAGATTGTTGAAGCTATGGATACAATGATTGGCGATGTTATTTCTAAAGAACTCGAAGAGTTCAAAGAAGACAAAGCCAAAGTTGCAGAAGATCGTGTATCATATCGCAAGCACATGAAAGAGCATTCAAAAATGCTTGATTCATTTGTGATGGATACACTTCGCAAAGAAATTAATGAACTTCGCGAAGACCGCAAGTTGCAAGAAACTAACATGTCTCAATTAGAGGGATTTGTTATGGAGCAACTTACGAAAGAGCTTAACGAGTTTCATGATGACAAACGCTCACTAGTTGAAGCAAAAGTCAAAATGATAAAAGAAGGCAAAGAAGTAATCAACGAAACTAAACGTCAGTTTATTGCGAAATCTGCCGAGAAGATTGAGAACATTCTTGAAAATACTATCAAGACTGAACTTACTACATTACGTGAAGATATTCAAGTTGCTAAACAGAATACGTTTGGTCGCAAGATTTTCGAAACGTTTGCAGCAGAGTTTATGAGCAGCTACCTCAACGAAGGTACCGAAGTTGCAAAACTAAACAAAGCAATGGATGAACTACAAGTTAAACTTGAAGAATCTAAAGCACAAACCGCTGAAAAAGAAGTACAGTTAACAGAATCAGCCCGCGATGCTCGCATCAAAGCTGATGTTGCTGAACGCAAAGCTGTCATGCAAGAGATGATGGCCCCACTTAATAAACAGCAAAAAGAAATAATGAGTGCATTACTTGAAAGTACTAATACAGACAAGTTACAAAACGCATTTAATAAGTATCTACCATCAGTATTGAAGGAAGATGCGACCCCAAGTAAGAAGGTACTAAGTGAAAATTCGAAAGAAGTCACTGGAAATAAAGAAGCACTAACCGAATCAGCAGAAGCTGAAAACGGCGCAGATATTGTTTACCTTCGTAAGCTAGCCGGTATTAGTTAAGGAGACCGAAAATGGCAGACAACCTAATGGAAAATTGGAGCGCAACTAAAGCAGCTCTAACAGACGGTCTAACTGGAACGAAAAAAATGGTGATGGAAACAACACTTGAGAACACTAAGAACTACCTCGCAGAGGCAGTTACAGCTGGTGCTACTCAAAGTGGAAACATTGCAACATTAAACAAAGTAATCCTTCCAGTAATTAGACGTGTCATGCCAACAGTTATTGCCAACGAAATCGTTGGTGTACAGCCTATGACAGGCCCTGTTGGACAAATTCACACACTACGTGTGCGTTACGCTGAAACATTTAACAGCGCAACAGCAGGCGATGAAGCATTAAGCCCATTCGCAATTGCAAACGGTTACTCAGGTGATTCTGGAACCAATCGCGGTGCAGCAACATCAGCTTTAGAAGCAGAAGCAGGTAAAAAACTTAGCATTCAAGTTCTAAAACAAACTGTTGAAGCAAAATCACGTAAGCTCAGCGCACGTTGGACTTTCGAAGCAGCACAAGACGCACAAAGCATGCATGGTCTTGACGTTGAAGCAGAAATTATGCAAGCACTTGCACAAGAAATTACTGCTGAAATCGATCAAGAAATCATTTCAAGCCTAACAAGTCTTGCTGGTGGTACAGATACATACGCTCAAGGCGGCGTATCAGGTACAGCTACATTTGTTGGTGACGAGCATGCAGCTCTTGCAGTTCTTATCAACAAAAATGCAAACACAATTGCAGCACGTACACGTCGTGGCGCAGGTAACTGGGCAGTAGTTAGCCCAACAGTACTTACAGTACTACAAAGTGCAACAACTTCAGCTTTCGCAAGAAGCACAGAAGGTACGTTTGAAGCACCAACAAATACTAAGTTTGTAGGTACTCTAAACGGCACAATGCGTGTATATGTTAACCAGTATGCAGCCAACGACGATGTACTTGTTGGTTACAAAGGTTCAACAGAAACAGATGCAGCGGCATTCTATTGCCCATACATCCCGCTAATGTCAAGTGGCACGGTCCTAGACCCGAATACATTTGAGCCAGTAGTTAGCTTCATGACACGTTATGGTTATGTAGAACTAAGCAACCAAGCAAGCTCGCTCGGTAATGCTGCTGACTATCTTGCAAAAGTGGCGGTTACAAGCAACCAACTACAATTTACATAATAGTTGTAAATATAATAAGAAAACAGGGGCTACGGCCCCTGTTTTTATGAGTACAGTTTGAATAAATATGTTTAGTAGGAGTTACACATATGACAACAATTAAAGCAATTGGAAAAGAATTAGTATTAAAAGCTGATCAAAGTATTTCATTATATCCACAGCAAAACATATGGATTAGTCAAGGCACTAAACTTATTTTTGAAGGTACTGTTCCTGATAATTTTGAAGCAAAATTACAAGCATCTAGTGTAACTGCAGATAGGGATATTATACTACCAGATTCTGATGGAACAATAGCAACTCAGGAATGGGTTAATTTGCAAGGATTTGGTGGAGGCGGCGGAGGCGGTAGTGCAATTACTATACAAGACGAAGGTTCAGCATTATCAACAGCAGCTACAACAATTAATTTTGTTGGAACAGGCGTTGTTGCATCTGGAACCGGCGCAACTAAAACTATCACTATTTCTAGTGGCAGTGGCATTGCAGAAGTTAATTCAGATACTACTCCCCAGCTCGGTGGTGATTTAGATCTTAACTCCAACAACATTACAGGCACAGGTGATATTAATATTGCTGGAACTATTACAAGTACCGCAGCAGGAACACCAACGCTAACTAGCTCAA